CTCGAGCATTTCTTGAAGCGTGCACCAATGTTATACGCCACTACAAGTACCAAGTATGAGTGGGGTAAAGTACGTGCTCTGTACGGGTGTGACATCACTAGTTTCGTCTTGACAGATTTTGTCATGCGTAGTGCTGAGCAGGCCATGCCCTTTTACTTCCCTGTTGGTGAGCGTGCGACAGATGCCGAAGTCAAGAGGATTGTCGACACGATGTCTGGCGGCATACCATTCTGCTACGACTTCGACAATTTCAACAGCCAGCACAGTGTCAAATCGATGCGTGCAGTACTGTGTGCATGGAAAGCGATACATAAGTACTACATGTCGAGCGATCAAATGCGTGCTATTGATTGGATCATTGAATCAATCAACCACATGGAAGTGCATGACAACAACCAGAACAAGACGTATCTGTGTAATGGCACGCTGTTCTCTGGGTGGCGTTTGACGTCATTCATGAACACAGTACTCAACCGTGTGTATCTGCTTGCTGCAGGGCTTAAGGAGCATGCATTGTATGCAATACATAATGGAGATGACGTGTTCTGCGCGGTCGATACGTTCCTTGATGGTGTGAAGCTGTACGAAGGTGGTGCACCGTATAAGCTGCGTGCACAAAAGCAGAAAATGATGCTTGGGACAATAGCCGAATTCCTTCGAGTTGATGCGCTGGCTAAAGAGAAAACGGGTGCACAGTACCTCACGCGCGCGTGTGCGACAATGGCACATTCACGGGTTGAGTCTGAAGCACCAGTTAGCCTGTCAGCAGCGATCGATGCTACGTATGAGCGTACTAGCAACGTGGTAGCACGTGGCGGTGATGAGGACGCGGCTATGCGACTCCGGCAAGCGGCGATTAACCGGCTGGCGACTGTGTTCGGGGCGACACCAACTGCGTGTGCTATGTACAGGCAACTCCACCCATTACAGGGCGGCACAGATCCAAGCGCGAGTGCAGGTGACATACGAGTGATGAAGAAACTTGTCTACAAAGACGACCAGATTGGTGCGGAGCTTACCAGTCTGGTTGAACCTGGTAGTCAAGACTACATCAACTATATCGCCACAACATTCGGGCTTGCGATCGACAAGGCGAACAGAAGTATCATCAGGCAAGTAAATGCAATGATGATGCGAGTCTGTTCACACACATTGGACATAGTCAAAGAAGAGCGTGACAATGTACCACAGCTTGTGGGTGTATACAAATCGTATGCAATGAAAACTGTGAGCAGTAACCTTGCAAAGGTAAGACTGCTTGGCAGCTGGGACATACATTTGTACCACAAGATAAGCAATTCTCTGCTGAGATATATCCGCGGATGCGTAGACCCATTCGCAACGATGAAAGGACTGGTCTAAATGCCATTGATACACAGGGTTCCGTGTATCAATGGCTTCA